ACTTGTAATTATATCAAATATATTTTAATATAATAAAGTACGCATCGCTAGTGTAATGGATCGCACGCAAGATTCCGGTTCTTGTAATCTGGGTTCGACTCCCAGGTGATGCATCTTAATATGCAGTTAAAAACAGTTAATTATGTTAAATCAACGTTTTCAAAGACAACGATCAGTTAAAAAATGATATAAATTTATATTTTGTTGTCCAGTTGTTGTCTCGTGTAAGCTAGCACCTTGTATTTTTTACGGGGTGCTATTTTTATAAAAAAATACCCCAATCACCGAAGCGACCAGGGTCGTGTTATTTATAGATGGTTTTTCAACCAATCATAGATAATGCTTGATACTAAATTGACTAGGATAGCCAAGATCAAGCTTAGAATTGTAGAAAACATAGGAGTGTCACCTCAATAGTTGTTACTAAAAATTTTTATTTGCTAAAACTATTGACGTAGAGCTACATACTATATTAGTATATAGGTGCAGGTAGTGATACGCTGTCTACCCGTGGAAATCGAATTAACGTTTAAGCGGTATGTAATGCCGTCGAATCACGGGGCCGCCTTTTTAGGCGGTTTTTTTTTACACTAAAGGAGAATAGGATGAATATATTTGTATATTCTGATGAATCTGGTGTCTTGGATAAAAAACACAACGATTTTTTTGTTTATGGTGGTTTGATATTTTTATCTAAGGATGATCATGAAAGTTGGAAAAGAAAATATTTGAGTGCTGAACGTACTATCCGCAAAATAGAGAACAAAGATAAACATGAAGAAGTAAAAGCTACATCTGTGTCTAACAAGTCAAAAGGTAAGTTGTATAGATCTTTGAACCATACAGAAAAGTTTGGTGTTATCATTAAGCAGAACGAAATATATGACAATATCTTTAACGATAAAAAGACTAAGCAACGTTATCTTGATTATGCCTATAAGATAGGAGTCAAGAGAAAACTTTGTAAATTGATTGAGTCTAATCTTATTGTTCCTAGCGAAGTTGAAAATATATACTTTTTTGTCGACGAACATACAACTGCAACTAACGGTAGATACGAACTATGTGAAAGTTTAGAACAAGAATTCAAGCTAGGAACATATAACTGAAACTACAGCAAATTTTATGAGCCTATATTTCCGAAAGTGAAAAGTGTAAATGTTATCTACTGTAATTCAGAAAATAAGACGCTTATTCGAGCTGCTGATATTGTTGCTAATAAACTATTTCACTGTATTAATACTGATAAAGTTCAAAATATAAAGTTTGATATAACATACCTACCATAAATATGCTATAATTATTGCTGTTGATACTAGGTTGACTAAGATTGCCAATATCAAGCTTAACAGCGAGCTGATTACTCGCAACCGTCTTACCTTCTGACTTTTTGTCAGAGGGTAATTTTTTTGCACTAAAAAAGCCCCACGTACGGTTCCTGTACAATGTAACAGGTCCAATGTGGGGAGATTGATCTTTTACCAGTATAACACAAAAATAGCGCCACTCCCGATTGATTTTCGGGCGTAGCGTACTAAAGTGTTTTTTATAAATCTTTAATCTGTTTTACAAATAGACAAAAGTTGTTTGGAGATATATAATCTTCTAATTGCCTAAAACCGTTATCACGATAAAAATTTTTAATTTTCTCGTTATCTTCACATTCCAAATACAGTATCCTACCACCTATGATCGCATAAACTTCTTTAATCTTACCATAAGCAAGCGTTAGTAAATCTCTACCGCTAAGTTGATTGGCCTTCTTCGCCACTTCACTATAATTCTTTCCAAGTTGTCCCAGTAAATATCCTTTGCATTCATAGTTTTTCATATCAGTTCTATGCCCAAAGCCCATCAGCTTCTTTTTTTGACTAGTAGATAATTTTGCAAACTGCCTTTTTGGTATCACTAAAGGTTTAGGTGATATAGCGAAATATCCAGCTAAATATGGTTTGTTTTTGTACTCTGAAAGAACTAAATACGTTCTCGCCATATCCATCTTTTCAAAATTAACTGCTTTCGTGTGCAAGAACTCTTCAACATCACTTGCTCCGTGCGACAAAGATTTACACTCAAACGAAAAGAGGAGAGTATTAATCTCCTCCAAGGTGCTATCGGATTTCAACAAATCATTCAACGAAATAACTGTTAACGCCACTAAAACCACTACTTTCCAAGAAACGAGTTCATAATATTATTGATTTTATTTTTATCACTTACATTCTTAACGTTTTTCGTAATAGTATGATCTACTCTTTTGGATTTTTCAATGGCGCTTGCTAACTTAACACTTGATTTTGTATTAAATTTAAAATCAGACTGAAAACTCTTAGTGGCCATAGTGAGTCCCTCCTAATACTATATATAGATATATCTTCTACGACTACACTATAACATTTTAAACATTTAACTGTAAACTAAAAAAGCGCCACACCCGATATTTTTCGAGCGTGGCGCTATTGGTTTAGCTATTCAATTAGTACTGCAATGATTGGCCCGGATAGATCAGATTTACATTTCTGATACCGTTCATTGATTGAAGACGAGATACTGTTGTACCTAAGCGACTAGCGATCGTGCTTAGATTATCTCCGTAGCGCACTGTGTACGTGCGTTGGGATGTTGCTTGACCGCTAACACGAAGAACCTGACCCGGATAAATCAAATTTGCATTGCGAATGTTATTAACGCTCTGTAATGCGCTAACTGTTGTACCAAAGCGTGCTGCGATCGCACTTAAGCTGTCACCAGATTGCACTGTGTACGTGCTTGCTGTAGCTTGCGTGCTATTTTGCTTAGCTGTCGACAAGATCTCAACGTTAGAACGATCGATCCATGACATGATACCGCCAAGCAAAACTTTGTTGCCGTTTGTTTGGATGACTGGGTAGTCGCGACCTTTAACCCATTGCGGGATAGTTTCGCCACTAGCCCAATTTTTAGCGCTAAAGTTCACTTTGACTGTGTAACCAGTCGTGATATCTTTTTTTGGTGTATTATCAGCCACGATCCCCTGATGAACTGCATCAGGTTTTGTGACTGGTTTTTCAGCATTACCATTTTTATAACCAACGTCGGTCAATCCAGTTAGATCGATATTTCCATCAAGCCCACCAGCAATATATGTGCTGGTAAATTGGAAGATTCCGATATTATCAAAGCTTGGGAAATAGTTGTAGTTTGGTTCTGGTGTAACGTTATAATCTGGATATTCACCTAGCCATAATGGATACTGTCGTGCGATCCGTGCTAGATCAACGTGATTTAACAAGAAGCTCTTATACCCATACAAAACAGCTGTATAGCCAGCCTTTTGTACTCGATCCAACGCATACAATACAGCTTCAGTATTTGGTGTGCCATCTTCCACATCTAATGCAACTATCGACTTCTTAGGCGTTTGAACCATTGGAAGATAATGATCAAGCATTGCATCAGCTTCTCGCTTATTACTAAAGCGTGCATAGATATAAGTGTGTGCTCGCTTTCCTTGAGCGATCGCATATTGAACTTGTGTCTTATACGTCCACTGATCAGAGAAATAGCCATTGTAGTAACCACCAACTTGGGCGATCGCAAACTTATCGTGTGGATAACCAAAGATGCCATTCGTACCTTGGTATTTCGCCCAATCGACACCGTGATCACCCTTAGCTGCTTGCGCCGTCATCGGTGTTGCAAACGATAAAAAAAGAGCTGTCGTTGCGACAACTCCTAAAATTTTCTTTTTCATCAATCTAGTCCTCCTTCTTTTGCGGATACTGCTTCAATAAATCACGTTGCTGCGCAAACGCTTTTTCAACCGCGTTAGAAATAATTTGTTCATCTTTAACAGTGAACCCTGCATTTAAAAGCGCCTGTGTGACAGTTTTCACGGCGTGATTTTTCTTAGCCACGCCACTTAAATATTCTGTAACACCCAACTTTTGAGCAGCGATTACTGCATCTCTAGCAAGCGGTTCTAGTGCTCGTACAATCGTCAATGCTCGATTATTTTTTACAAGCACATTACCACAGTAACTGATAACTGCAGTCAAAATTGTAGCTAACAACGTGACTACTAATTCATTTGTGTTCATTTTTCTTGTTCCCCCTACTTTTCAATTTTGATCTGAGCTTAGCGTTTTCTTCTCTAAGCTTTTCTAATTCGCTAGCTTCTTCTTTGTCAGCTTTTTTTGCGTTTGCTGTTGCGGTGATATAAGCCACGATAATCGAACCAAGTGTACTAATCACCGCAATCAACACTTGATCGCTCAAGTAGCATCACTCCCATTTTATTTCTGCCACGATTCCAACTAAAACAAAAAAAGAATAGATCCCCGGAAAACTAAGATAAACACCAAGCAAAGCATCATTCGCACAAAACGACAAGAAAAACGCCAACCACACAAAAGTCAGCGTTCCAGTCATTGTCTGTTTGTAGTATAAGTGACGCACATCCCACAGCGCATACACGAGCGCGATCGTACCAACTACCGCTAAAGCGAAAATAAATGGTGGATCATCTAAAGCAGAAAGCGGACTGTGATCCCAATCAAAAATTCCGGTCGATCGTTTAACGATGAAATAGACAGCTAATGAGTACGTTTCTAGCGCTTTAAAGAACCAGAAACGATTTTTTACAACATTGTCAAACATTGCTATATCCTTTCTCCACCACTCCCACCCCAAAACATTATTCATTCGTTTTTGCTGGTTCGTAGTCTTCACCGACCAAATCTTTATATTGTTCTGGTGTTCCAAAGCCAGCTTTCACATATACTTTTACATCATCTTTAGAGTAAAGCTTTGAATTGTAGCACATTACTGCAATATTCCACATACTAATTATCTCCTTTCGCAATTTGAAGTCCTAGCTTACCGACCATAGACAAAATTTGAGTATTTTGCGTCTTTAATTGAGCAACTTGCATCCCCAAACTTGCCAAAGCTTTTTGCTCATCATTAGTATTTCCACTTTGTTCAGGTTGCGGATCTAGCTCACCAGCTTGCAAAACATAGTCGTCAGCTACTTCTTTGCTTTGAACGTTACCATAGCTATCAAACCAAAAAACTTGCTTCATCATTCATGACCTCCCAATAAAAACCAGCAGTTGCCATGTCGAACCAACTCGACCATCTCACTAACTTTCATTTGGTAATCTTTGCCGCCCGGACATAAAATGACATCTGCATCATGAGATTGTACTGAACCACCATTTTTAAGCACTACATTATTCCAGTTGATGATTCTAATGCGTTTTCCGTAATAATCACCTTCATCAGCGATCTTAACTTTTTCCAATGTCTTGACCCCTGACCCGCTCGAACCTACATTAATAACTTCTTTTTCAGAATTTATTACTACTTCACTATTGTTGTTGGCTTCTGATTGAACGATATCATCAGTTCTAACATATTGATAATCTCGCATTAGCTCAGCTAGCTGTTCATCTGTAACAGACACTTCACCGATATTAGCAAACAACGCATTCAATCGTTCATAACTATTTGAGTGATAATTTGCTACTTCACTATATGGATTTATCACTGGATAAATTGTATCGAAATGTATTGGATGAATTGCGATCCTTGACCAATATGGCGTTGCTCTACCCCAAAACTGAACATTATATTCAGCTGTTTCTGATAGATCCGTTCTTTTCCAGTAAACTCTAAACTCCATTTGTCTACCGATCTGAGATGCTTTGGTCACCTGTCCCAAAGAGACTTTTGCTTTCAAGCCTTTATCGCCAGAGCCGTCGATCCAAATTTGTAAATTTAAAAATCCTGTCTCTTGAATTTTATCTGCTGTGCCATCATAAACAAGAGCCGTCAAAAAAAGACGCTTCAAGCTGCGTAGTGATAACTTGTTAGCGTCTTTTGCATCTAGTTTTTTCGGATCATCTTGTAACATGATGTCAAAGATCTTATGCCAATACCCATCTGTAGAATGCGCTGTGCTCCAGTTGGTGTAATTTGCGTATAGTGGCAATTCTGGTCCACGATTATTCATAGACTAAATTCTCCCTTCTTTGATGTATTTTTTAAATACTTGTTCTGCTTCTGACAAGTTGCTAGTGCTTTCGTCAAAGAACTCAAAAGGTTCTCGAATATGCCACCAAGCAAAACCTACAATAAAATTCAAATCTTTCATCCATCCGGAAAATGCTGCTTCCATAGCAAGTGCCGGAACATGAAAATCCTGTGGCGTTTCGCCTGTATGCTTACCAATCAGTCTTACTAAACCATCGACTTGAGGCATTACACCGACCTCTGTAATAAAAATAGGTTTATTGAAGTGACGATAAATATCGTGCATTCGCTTGCCGAAGTCTACTCCCGAGTGATCATAATAGAAGCCTTCGATCACCTCTTCAACACTAATATTGTCACCAGTATCTTCCTTGCTCGAATATGATGGATATACATTCATTCCAATGAAATCAAGTTGCGACATCCACTCGCGTTCTTGCCATTTACTGTGCTCTTCACCAGCCATAGCGTAAGTCAATAACAATTTTGGATGTGCTTGGCGCAATTCTCGAATGATCTCTAACCATTTATCGTTAAACTTAGCTTGTGTGTTTTGAACTTGCTCACAACCGATACACAAAATAGGAATATTATGTGTATCGCAAATAGTAGCGCATTTTTGTAAGATCCGCTTCCAATTATTGAAAAAATCAATGTTGGAGTCTGGAACATACTCACCACGATAAAAACCATCTGACCAATTAACTCCTAAATGAGGTTTAAGCATGTCGATCTTTAAATCTTTTGCCTGAATTCTCACGATCGTATCATTGATCCGGTCTTCTTCAAGCTGTGGATCACTATCCGTTTTACTGGTAATATTTACCATGCTGCATAACGTGACCGTTGCTCCTATATTTCCAAGATGATCAAGTGCACTGTCAGAGATCTCCATTCTAGGCGAGATCGAGGTTGAAACTGAATGATATTTCAATTTGTGAGCAATCGGATCAGTTGCTAATGAAGCAAAGCGTTCTTCGATCTTATTTCGCGTATCATCAAGTTGTCGCACACGATCTTCCAAAATTGAATTGATATTATTGATGAGTACATCAGCTTCGTGTTTTGTAAACAATCCATCTTGTTCGATCTTATCGTCAAGCGCTTGTAAACGCTCTTTAGCGACTTCTAGCCAAGTTTGTGTATCATGACCAGTTTTTTCAAGTTCCGAGATCTTTTCTTTAAATGTAGTATCCCATTTCGTCAGTTTATCAGACATCTTCCCATCTGCATTGTTCAAGATAGTTTCTAGTTGATCGTATAGATCTTCAAACGGTGTCACGTAATCACGAGCTACTAGCCCACTGATCACTTTATCAGCTAAAACTTCTAAGCTAAATTCAAGTGTTGTGATCGAGTTTCCATCTCGTACAATCCTAAAAAATGCTTGAACGTACGATCCAGCAACAGCAAAAGCTTGTGCAGGTAGGTCAAACCGAAATTGTCCAGCTTGAGCATCGATCAATACTGCATGTTTTGCATCTAAAATCTTATGTGTCTTATCAGGTAATACACCTTCAAACCAAATATTTGCACCAGTCAGATCAAACGGTGTTCCATCGTCGTTTTTTACGTTGACAAATACTTGACGCATTGCATTTTCATATTGTCGTGCTTGCACCCAATTAAATTCACTGCCTTTAAAATCGATGTGGAAATCTTGGACATCAACTAGCGCACGTCTGTCTTTTCCAATCGTATAAGTTAGTGTTTGCAAATTAGATCACTCCTTCTTCTTTCAAAATCTCACGAACTACCAATTTGATAGTTTCGTGATCGATACCTAAAGTAATACGCTTAATCTTTTTATCGAGAACATCTAAATCTTGTTTAGTAACAAAATTTTCCAGTTCTTCTTTGTTGTCGTCTTTTGGTGCTTCTGGAATATTGATTTCAGAAACTGTTGCAACTACACATTCGCCCAACTGAGCAACAGACTCACGCACAGCTTTACCATTTTTCTTATGTCGAATGGCTTCAACAATTTCTGCCATTGTTCGCAATTTTTTAGTAAGCGGAGTATCATCGTCATACTTAACAACCATATACATCCCTCCTTGCGTTTTTTATTGAGGTAGCTTAGTAAATCTCTTTTGACCTGTTGGCCCCCAGCCGCCAGCAACTGATATATCACGTAACCAATTTGAATCATTGAATAAAGCTAGCAATTGATGGAATCCCTTGCGAATATCTGTATAACCTTCAAGCGCCCAGTAGGCGAATGTATCATCTCGATATTGCAGTAATCCGATCGTTGGATGCCCAGCTTGCGCATTAGAGTCCCAGTCATTCACAATAGTTTGATCGCCATTTGATTCTTGCTTAATACGTGATAAGACTACTTTCAAACTGTCATTCGTTAGTTCAACTTTCATTAATTTAGCGGCGTATTTAACGACTGGTGTCCAATCACCATTGACTGGTTCGGTGATCTTTTGGTCGTCATTTAACTTATCTAACATCTCCTGTATCTCGCTGAATTTATTTGCCAAATTTTCGTTAGATTTATAGAGATTTCGATAATTTTCCGTTAGTGTCTTATTCTCTTGTTGCAATTGAGCGATCTGCATTAAATTAGCTTGTTGTGATCTACGTAAGCTATCAATTGAACGTGACATATTAACGTTACTAAGTTGATAGTCAACTAAGCGCTTAGTCTGTTCCCCGATTTGCAACGTTGATAGTAATGGTTTATTGATATTTATGGATACACCAATAACCCGTAACCAGTCATCAACGCCAATTACAGGATTTATAACGTGATAATATTTTCCAAGCTGAAAATCATCAATCGCTAAATTTAGCGGAGCCAAGTCAACCGCTTCAATCTCATAGCCAATTTTTAATGTTTTAAAGCTATTAAGATATTCGCGAGCTTTAGTTAGTAAATTCGCTGGAATTTTGACATCGTCCCACGATTTACTGCCGGAAATACGACCGTACAAAGAAATCAGTTCAGCATCCTCAATATACTTCTTGCTACCGTTCACACTTGAAATGTTTAATTTAGGTGTTGAAACATCTTTGACATTTTCATCACTAACACTTTTTTCTTCAGTTGCACCAAACGGGTAAAGTACCGTTACCAATTCTTTGAGATCAGGTTTTGTTTGGATCGAGACTAAATTTTTGGCCAGCTTGATCTCTTGACTAGCTTTTTGTTTTTCATCCCTGACCCAATCAATATATGTGCCGTCTTGCTCATTTCTGATCCAAAGTTCTCCGCCTAGATCGTCTTTACTTAACAAATCAGTCTGTAGTTCGTTCAACGTCTTTAAACCATCTTCAACATAGCAATAAACGTTATTCGTATTATTCGTTACAGTTATTCGACCAAGTTTAAATTGTCGTTCCGTCTCTACTTGTGAATTATGTGTCAATATCAACTTCTTAAAAAAGTCAGCTGGCGTCATCTGTATTTTTTCCCAAGTAACGATCGAGTCATTCAAATACGCTAATTGTGACTCGCAAGTTACTTCTTTGTAAAATGTACCTTCACTAGTAGCTTTAGCCTCAATCGTAATAATCCTGCCACGAAATAGATAATTGTTTCGTCTAGTGTTGATTACATCGATATAACTCGTCCACTCATATAAATTAGAATATCCCGGGTTAGAAGGATAAATAGTAAATGTGAATGAAGCAGCTACTCCTACGCTTGCAGATACTTTACTCTCACTGCCTAAAAGCGTCTGCGTGTTTGGTATACGATCATCATGAATAACAACGGTCTCACTTTTATTTCTCACTTCCACAACAAACATTACAACACTTCCTTCGAAAAACTAAAGCGTATCGTTCCCGATCCAGATAGAGCAACTTCATTCCAGCCTCGAGATAAAATGATCTTTGTTTGTTCATGAATCCCCACTGATAACGTCTCAGATAAGCCGTTTAACTCAACTTTTACTTTTCCGGTCACGATCAATTTAGGGACAACTTTAGCAGTCCCCGCATTATAAACTTTGCACTTGTGGCTACCACCTACGCTAAACTTTAGATCCTGTGCGACATCATTTTCAAATTCGAACGCGTCCCACACGTCCTCTGATTCGTCGACTTCGTGTACTTTATAGGGGTAACATACGAACTTAACTTTTAACAGCGCATAGCCATTTTCATCGGTGTAGTCATAGTCACCTTGAGCTTCCGCAAGAAAATAGTAAAACGGGATCTCTGAATAAGATAGTTTATGCTTGGTGCCAGGCTCCAGCCAATTAGCAATTTGGCCCTTCTTATACTCTAGATCCTCGATAGCCATCGCATTAGGTTCTGCAATAATAAACTCAAATTCTAAAGTACGTTCTTCATAAAAATCTCCAAAAAGATCAGCGTAGTCATAGTAGATATTTGAGTTCGGAATCTGAATTCGAGATTTATTTTTCTTTGGATAACCAATCTCAGCATTTGACAAAAGTAACTGTAGATCATCCCAAGAATTTACCCCATCAAAAGTAATACTTTTAACGTCCACTCCAAACACCTCTGCTTTCCAAATCAATATTTCTGACTTGTTGAGTTCCTATCTCTGGTCCAACTAAGCGCCCGACCTTTTGTCCGTCCATCAAGATATCGCTCGGCTTTTGCAATAATGCCTGCATCAATTCGATCATAGTATCAAACTTAGTCTCTAACTTGCTTATATCAGCTTGGTTGTTATTAACTACTACACCACTTGAATCAGAACTAACAACAAGATCCCTAGCGTTCAAATAGCGCATATTGCTCATTAGTTTAGGCTCTAACTCTGTACCTTGCGCATATTGTTTAAGCCCCGGGAACCGCCGTGCTGTCTTAGAAGCAGTTAGAACCTTAGAACCACGCGGAGCATCAAACATAACATTGCGTCCTTGTGGTATAAACGTTTCACCGCTTGGAAATTGAACCATTTCCCGGAAGACAGGCCCCGGCTGATCATTGACCATCATTAACCCTCCAGAATGATAGTTAGTACCCTTAGCATTCTTTGTTATTTTTTCAACAATTGTTTTAAAAACTGATGTCAAAGTTACTTTATGATCACGCTTAGAACTAAAGTTATCAACTGCCCGAGATGCACTATTAGCTGGACCAGATGCATTATCAATGGCCTTTGCATGCTTAGCACTGCCGGGAGAGGTATTTCTAAACCCTGTAATAGACCTTGAAGCATTGCCCATAGCACCACTAGCCATATCAACTGCAATGCCTTGCTTAGCAGGGCCCGGAGATGTATTACGATAATTATCAACGCTTCCTTTAGCTCTTGAAAGTGGGCCAGAAGTTAAATCTTGGCCTGAAGCTATCTTAGTAGGACCAGTCGGCGTTTCTTTATAACGGTTTACAGCCCCGGTCGCCGCTTGAATAGGGCCAGATGCAAGGTCCATACTTTCAAGTACTTTCTTTTGTCCCGGATTAGCTTGTTGCCACCTGTCAAGCGCCTGCTTAGCTAAATCAATATTTCCGCTAGCATTATCTTGTGCGACAATATTCTTCAAAGCTTCAGCTGGCATTCCTTGCCACAAATTATAGTCAGTTATCGCCTGTTGTAACTCTCTGTTACCTTTTGCATTAATGATAGCTTGCTTAGCTTCAACGCTTAAACTATTCCACTTACCTGCATCAGTATAGAGTTGAAATAATTCTTGTCCGCCTTTTGATAAAATTCTTGCTACTTGATCTTTTAATGATAAATCATTCCACTTATCACCTTGAATCAATGCAGCATTGACTTCATCTTTACCTTTAACTCCAAAAATAGCTTCTAACTCTTTTAAACTCAATGAGTTCCAAATTCCAGCTTGTTTTAGTGAGTTCACTAATTCACTTGTACCTTTAGAATTTAAAATGGCTTCTTTCTGCTGTAGATCAAGGTTATTCCATTGATCTGTTTTTCTAAACAATTCGTAAAATTTTGTCGTAGCTTTATCATCGATGAGTGCTTTTTGCTCTTTGAACGATAAGTTATTCCATTGGTCTAACTCAAGCAGTGCATTTTTGAGAGCTTTTGTATCGCCATTTACAGCTAATTGCTGAGTTTTAGCATCTAACTTGTTCCACAATCCTAATGATTGTAGCGAATCAATGATCTTAGCGCTAGCTTTATCATGTATCAAAAGATATTGTTCTTTCGGATCTAACTTATTCCACTCGTTCATTTTGAATAAAGCTTCAACTACATCCTTTTTGCCTTTTGAACTAACAATAGCCTTTTTGGTTTTCATTGATAGACTATTCCATTGGTTGCCATCTTCTATCATTTCGGCTAGTTCTTTGTTACCTTTTGATTTGATGAGCGCCTTTTTTTCTTTCCAACTTAAAGAATCCCACTTATTGTTTTGTAGAACTGCTTCAGCTACCATCTTTTTGGCATTAGTTGTCAGTTTACCCCTTTTCAAAAGGAGGCGTATATCATTCCATTTTTTACCTGATTTTACAGCTTTATTAACTTCTTCTTGCGCATTAGTTTTTAACTTACCAGTTTTCGGATCAAGTACTAAGTCATTTCATGAATCAGCTGCTTTACGGACGTTTTTCTTCATATCTTCGCTGATTTTAACAACTGCCGACGAACTCTTTTTTTGCGTTTTTTCGAGCGAATCATAAAGTTTAGCGGTTTCTGTTCTAGTTAGAAAACCAGTGTCATTCCACAAATCCTCAATAATTTCTTTTCTTGATTTTCCTCGCTTCTTTTCAGCATTAATGAACCCAACACCCAATTGATTTAATTTTTTAGTATGGTCATCTTCAAGCGCTTCTAGTGCCTTATTTTTTTCCTTAGTACTTAGAACTGATGAATCTTTGATTTTCTTTTGCTTATCAAGGTAAATATCTTGTTCTTTACGCATCGCATTAGAAACAGAGTCAGTCATAGATTGTAGCTGTTTCTTTGTCATACCATTCGTCTGATCAAGTTGGGCTTTCAAAACCTGCTTTTGTTGATCGGCGCTGAGATTTAAAGTTTTAATTTGTTCTTCAGCCATTTTAGTTTGGATATTAGCTATCTGATCCCGCTGCTCTTGAGTAAGAGCGACATTTTTATCTTTAGCTTCTTTGGTAATATTGTGGACTTGCTTATTATAGTCCTTCAACTTGTTCAGACTTTTTTTGTTAGCTTCAGCAGTTTTTTTAGCTTCTTCTTTGATTACATCTCCTGCAGATCCTCCAATTGAATCAGCTAAGTCATTAAGCTGCTTCTTTTGCTTGGCGGTAGAATCTTCCACAGTTTTCACCATTCCATCAAAAGCATCATTGATACGCTTAGCGTTAGTTTCAGCTTTTGATGCTGTATCATCTAATGCAGTAGAAGCTTCTGTCGAGTAGTTTTTAAATTTGGTTGCAGCTTGATCAGCATCAGCACCAATATCACTACCCCATTTTTTAGTGCGTTCAGCAGATTCATAGGCTTTTTCGCCCCAAAGTTTCCAAGCAGCAACACCTAAGCCAACCGCAGCAACAGTCCCTAAAACATATGGATTTAGTAAATTGATAGCCATTCCAGCACTACCAGCACTTTCACCAAGCAATGCCAAACTAGCTTTACCTGCAGCTGCTTTAGCTCCAAATTTTCCTACTGCACCACTACCAACTTCAAATGCAGATGTTGCGATCCCAGTTGATGCAGAAACGGACTGCAGTACGCTTGCCCCAGCTTTCCATGCCCTAAAGAAACCTATAGTCTTAACAGTTCCTTGGGCAAGCATCCCTAGTGGTTTCAAAATTCCACCGATCAACATGCTCATTGGTCCGATTGCAGCCGCAAATAAACCGAGTTTGACAATCGTTTGTTGAGTTGCTGAATCCATCTTACTGAAACTATCGATCCACTTACTTGCAGTTTCCAAAACTGGCGTGAAAGCTGGCAAAAGCTTTTGACCGATTTCAATCGCTAATACATGAACTGATTGTTTAAAGCGTTCAAGTTTAGCCTTTTCGGTATTGTTCAACTGATCAGCAATCTTCTTAGTCATTCCGCTAGATTTTTGGGCTCCTTCAGTGTACTCACGTAAAGCTTTTCCACCATCCTTGACCAAAGTATTGAAACCTGCCTGTGCTTCAGTCCCAACAGCAGTAGCGATAACCGAAGCACGTTTTTCGTTGTTCCAATCTGCAGTATGCTTTTTGATTTTTTCTAACATATCCGGCAAAGGTAATGTCCCCTTTGCAAAATCTTCTATGTTAACACCTAGTTTTTTAAAAGCTTTGATTTGTTGGTTTGTAGGTCTAAGCATCTTGTTTAACACTGATCTTAACGATGTACCAGCAACGCTACCTTTAATACCATTTTGCGCAAGTACACCCAAGGCACCAGCTGTTTGTTCTAAGCTGATATTGGCAGCACTTGCTGTCGGACCTACGTAAGTCATTGCTTCACCAATTTCGCTAAAACCTGTCGAAGTAGCGTTAGCAACATAAGTCAACACATCAGTAACTCTCTGAGTGTTTTTTAACGTTTCATTCGTTGTTTTACCTTTTAGATTAAACTGTTCTAGCGTAGCTGTGGTAACAGTCATGACTTCATTGAAATCTTCTGATGATGCTTTAGACGCATCAAGAATATTTGGCATAGCTCCTAAAGTTTGTTGAACGGTATACCCATTACGAACAAGTTCTGCCATCCCTTCATTGATACTTGTAGTAGAAACA